GAACTACCTACAACAGGTCCTACTATGAGCAAAGGTGTGGCGGAAGGCTATTGGCAAGATGCTGTAAAGAAAGCAGAGGCTTCTAGAAAGGCTCGCAAAGGTAAACCATTTGAAAAGAACCCAGCGAGTCACGATAAGCAAGGTGTTTACATAGGTGACAAAGATTTAGCAGGCAACCCTGTGCCAAAGCGTAAAGATCAAGGTGTGGCGGAAGGCTCTACTATGTCATGGATCGTTTATCGCCAAGATACTACATTGTATCCAAATGGCGAAAGAGACCACGAAACCGAAGTAGTAAAAACATTCAATAATGATCAAGAGGCAGAAGATTACGCCAAGAAACTAAATGCCGCCAACAGAGACTATGATGTGTATTATTTTGTTCGCGGTAAACAGCAAGGTGTGGCGGAGGACCTAGATGCCAATCAAAAGCGTGTAGGACAATTAGGCCCAACCGAACCAGTAGGTAAAAATGAAAAGAACTTGCGTGGTAAATTAGTTGGCGCAGAAAGTATTGACCCAGAAATTCGTAGACTTAAAAAACTAAGCGGAGTTTAAAATGAAAAAAGTTATTATGTTATTAGCAGTAGTAAGTTTAACAGGCTGTTCTACTCTATATAAAATCATGCCTACAAAATATGACCCAGTATTAGGTGGCAATTATATTGAATTACAGATAGAAGTTGATGAATTAGATTGTACAGATATAAATGGTCAATTTGATATGGCTGCTATAGATGCTAAGAAACTTGCCGAATACAGTAAGTTTCGCAATGACCCACAATTAGATAATGTAGTTGGTATACAATCAAATTTGGAAAAAGCAAGTAATGCTAAATCACAAGCAGTATGTGATAATTATTTGAAACTTGCCAAATTAAGATTGCAAGTAGTAAGACAAGCATGGAGCGGTAGATTCCTATGAGTATAGCACAAGATATTTTAGATCAGGTAGAAAATGTAAAAGCGCAAATTAAAAGTGGCGAATTAAGTGTACAAGATGGTACGGATATACTTAATGAACTAAAAGATGTTCAAGCCCAATTAAAAACAGCCGATGCCGAAATAGCGGTACGTTATTTGGTTGAAGCAGTTAGCACACTTAGCAGCCTATAATAAAATCTAAAGTATTCAAAATACACATTAAATAATTTAATGAAATTAGTATTTTGTTTACCAGGTGATTACTTCAGTAAAAATTGGTTATCTGCTTGGAATGATACAGTCAAGTCATTACATAGAAATAAAATAGAATACGAAACAGTCAACGCATATACACCTATAATATATAATTGTAGAAATTGGTTATTAGGTGGTAGAGGTAGACCAGATAAAACATTTAAACCATTTAATGGACTAGTAGAATACGATTGGATAGTCTGGATAGACAATGATTGCATTTGGACTCCTGAAGATTTAGGCAGACTAATAAGTAACAATGATCATAAGATTGTGTCTGGATTTTATATGCAACACGATAATATAACTTACGCGCAGGCAATTAAATTCAAAACAGAAAAAACTGGTGATGTTACACATTTGCATTGGATAGAAAGAAATCAACTAGATACAAATAGTGATAGAATTAAATTAGGCGCAAGTGGTATGGGATTTATGGCAGTTAAAGCAGGCGTATTTGAGTCAATGGAATTTCCTTGGTTTGAACCTATTAGCCACGAATATGAAAATAATTTTTTATCTGAGGATCTTGCTTTCTGTCATAAAGCATCAAAGTTAGGATACACTATTTGGGGCGATCCAAAGATTCAAATCAAACACGAAAAAACTTGGTTACTATCAGGTGATGAATTATATGGCACACAACCAAAACCTGTATTAATTATAAAATGAACAATCCTCCTAAATTTTTATTTTTAGATACTAATTTGCAATGTAATCTTAAATGCAAAACATGTATGTATTGGACTAGAAAAGAAGTAGTATTGCCTACTCACATTACTATAGAACAGCGTAATGAAATCATTAACGAATTCCATGAATTGAATCCTAATGGTAAGATTGTTATATGTGGAGGTGAAGCATTGATGAATCCAGAAAGATATTGGCCTATCACTAGACAATGCAGAGCGTTAGGGTTAGGCTGTTTATCAGTCATGAATGGCACAATGGTAACTGATTTAAGTTTTGCTAAAAGATTAATCACTGAAGGCCCAACAGAAATTACAATATCATTGAATAGCTATAAAGCAGAAGTACATGATTCAACTAGAGGCATAGTTGGTTCATATGACATGGCTGTAAATGCTATTAAGTTATTATTAGAGGCCAGAAAGTTATTAAACAAAACAACTCCAATATACGCAATGTCAGTTATGTGTGAACAAAATTATAGAGACTTAGATAAGTTTTATAATTTTGTATTAAATGAGTTAGGCGCAGACAAACTAAAAGTAAATTGGCTTCAACCAATGTTCGGCACATTAATTGACAAACAAGGTCAACAAAGAGCAGATAAGTTTTATAAAAACAATGTGATTCGTGACCATGTAGAATTAAAAAAGATACTACATAAATGTAATAAGAAATATAAACTTAACCTAGACCCAGAATATATTGATACCGTAGAAATGTATCACGATAGTGTACATAAGAACGAAGACGCATTATTGGGTTGGAATGGTAGAGGAACTGAAAAATTAATTTGTAATAGTTATAACAGAAACATCATGGTTGACATGGATGGTGTAGCACGACTATGTTTCTCACATAAGTTCCCAGGATTTAAACTAAATAAAAAAGGCGATTTAAAATTATTTTGGTATGGCACTGATATGGTACGAAATGTTATGGCAAAGTGTAATCAATACTGCGGAATAAGTCATAGTGTGCGCAGAGTAAATGCCACATTAAAAACACCAAAAACAATATAAAAAAATCTATTTTCCCAACATAATGATAAATACTCTTGACACATCAATAAGTTATGTATATAATTTATGAAGTGTGTTAGTTGTCTCCGACAACGACATATAAAACACATTTAGGCTCAACATAGGCACATTTTACAAGGAGAAACATAATGGCTAGTCTAGCAGAAATCCGCGCTCGTATCGCAGCGCAAGAAAACAAAAGTCAAACTAAAGGTCAAAACGCACAATCAGATGGTGCAATCTATCCACACTGGAATATGAGTGAAGGCACTACTGCCACAATTCGCTTTTTACCAGACGCAGATAACAATAACACATTCTTTTGGGTAGAACGACAAATCATCAAACTTCCATTTAATGGAATCAAAGGTGATAGCAACGTAAAACAAATTCAAGTTCAAGTACCATGCGTAGAAATGTATGGTGAAAACTGTCCAATTCTTGCTGAGGTTCGTCCTTGGTATAAAGATGAAACATTAAAAGAAATGGCAAATAAGTATTGGAAGAAACGCAGTTATTTGTTCCAAGGTTTTGTACGCACAAACCCACTTGGTGATGACAAAACTCCACCAAATCCAATTCGTAGATTTGTTATTAGTCCACAAATTTTTACAATCATTAAATCAAGTTTGATGGATCCTGAAATGGAAAACATTCCAACTGACTATATGAGTGGTCTTGATTTTAACATCAAGAAAACAAGCAAAGGTGGCTATGCTGATTATTCAACATCTAACTGGGCTCGTAAAGAGACTGCATTAACAGAAGCCGAAGCAGCAGCTATTGAAGCACATGGTTTATTCAATCTTAAAGATTTCTTACCAAAGAAACCTAGCGAGGCTGAATTACGTGTAATCAAAGAAATGTTTGAGGCAAGCGTTGATGGTCGTCCATACGACAATGACAAGTGGGGTGCATACTATCGTCCATATGGACTAGAGGCTCCTGCTAATAGTAACACAACTGAAACAGCTACAGTTGCGCCAACCGTAATTACAACTTCTACTTCTGATGAAGATGAAGACGTAAGCGCAAGCAGCCCAGTTGTTGTTCCAAAAGCAACATCAAGCGATAAGGCTCAAGACATTTTAGCGCAAATTCGCGCAAGACAAAAGAAAGCCTAAGGCGTTAGGGGCAGTAACCCTGCCCCTTTCTATATGAGGAAAATCCCATGACATTACCTAACGAAAGATTCCGTGCAATGAAACACGGAAAAAAATTATTAGAAGAACTTTGCGATCCAGGTAAAACTCCTCGCGTACCTTCAATTATTCGTGACCGTGCGCGTAGCGTACTACGACATTATCCAACTGATTATGATTTGGAAAGAATTGCAGAAAATTCACCAGATATACTTGACAGAATTGATAATGTTGTTAAACTAAAGAAAGTAAAAGGAATTTAAGATGACGAAACCATTTGACGCAAGTAAATTTCGTAAAAGCATTACTAAGGCTATTGATGGACTTAGTATTGGTTTTAACGATCCCACAGATTGGATTAACACAGGCAATCACGCATTAAACTTTGCTATTAGCGGTGACTTTAACAAAGGTGTACCGCTTGGTAAGGTAACTGTGTTTGCAGGTGAATCTGGTAGTGGCAAAAGTTATATCTGTTCAGGTAACTTAGTACGTCACGCACAACAACAAGGTATTTTTGTTGTGTTGATTGATACTGAAAACGCACTTGACGAACCCTGGCTACACGCATTGGGTGTTGACACAAGTGAAGATAAACTTCTTAAACTTAACATGGCAATGATCGATGACGTTGCTAAAACTATTAGTGAGTTTATGAAAGAATACAAAGCAATGGCTGGAGATGATAAACCAAAAGTATTGTTCATTATTGACAGTCTTGGTATGTTGTTAACTCCAACTGACGTTAACCAGTTTGAAGCCGGTGATATGAAAGGTGACATGGGTCGTAAGCCCAAAGCACTAACATCATTAGTTCGTAACTGTGTTAATATGTTTGGTAGTCACAACGTTGGATTAGTTGCTACTAATCACACATACGCAAGTCAAGATATGTTTGATCCCGATGATAAGATTAGTGGTGGTCAAGGCTTTATCTATGCTAGTAGTATTGTTGTTGCTATGCGTAAACTTAAATTAAAAGAAGATGACGATGGCAATAAGATCAGCGATGTACGTGGTATTCGTGCTGCTTGTAAAGTAATGAAAACACGTTATGCTAAACCTTTTGAAAGTGTACAAGTAAAGATTCCATATGAAACAGGTATGAATCCATATTCAGGTTTGTTAGATATGTTTGAAAAGGCTGGATTACTTACAAAAGAAGGCAACCGTTTACAATATGTTACAACTGATGGCGAAGTAATCAAATACTTCCGTAAAGGTTGGGAAAGCAATGAAGATGGCTGTTTAGATAAAGTAATGGCAGAATATAGTTCAACTAAGATAAGTAATAAAATTACGGAGGAAGTTGAAGAATGAGTATTGAAGTTGTAGCAGAAATTTGGAATGAGTTAAAATACGATTTTGATGAAGTTACACAACGTGAAGCAGCTGGTAAAATTATTGATGTGTTAGTTGATTATAACTTTGACTCTAGCGAAATTAAACAAGCATTTCGTGGTGACACTGTTATGATGGCAGCACTAAAAGATTACAACGCTGAACATGAAACCGATGACGAAGAATATGATGAAGAATATGACGAAGACGATTATTACGAAGACGAAGAAGACGAAGACGATTATTAATGGTGATACTTGAACTGGTATAGTAAGATAGTTGATAGTTTGGCTAACATTCCCGATTTCATAAATTATTATGAAAACGAATTGCGTAGTGCTAAATTTGAAATCAGTGTAAAAGGCAAGGTTGAAAAGAATCTTGCCGATTTACCTGGGTTAACAGAACATCGTTTCAATCAATTACAAGAGATTGAGGCTGTTCTCAACTATCTTAATATACAATTACGTAAGATACGCCGTAAACACTTTCAAAAATATCTTGAAGGTTATAATCGTGCGTTAACTAGTCGTGATGCCGAAAAGTATGTAGATGGTGAAGAAGAAGTTATTGATTTTGAAACTATCATAAATGAAGTGGCACTTATTAGAAATAAGTATCTTGGAATTATGAAAGGATTAGAAAGTAAAAACTTTATGTTGGGGCACGTGACACGTTTACGTACTGCTGGCATGGAAGATGTTTCGCTTTAATAAAATTGTAATAAATACATTTTTAAGAGGGGTTGATTGATGGATAGTACCGTTAGCACTGACTACTTACTTTATCAATTAGACCTACACCAATTTACAAACATAAACTACAGCGAACATTATAATCATTTGGGTATCCCTTACAAATATATTACCTTTAATTATCAAAAAAATTCCGGGTATATCCAATTATATAACCCCAAGTTTATAAAAGTCAATATAAACAATCACTTAGCTAACATACACGATAATATCCAAAGTGCTATTAATCAATTAAAAGCCTTGACATTACGCTAAAATTTGCTATAATAATAGTGTTAAGAAAAGGAGTTTTTATGTTGAATCGTTTAAGTAATAAGGCACGTGCCTTAATTGAAGTCTTAGTAGGTGTCGCAGTAGTATCTGGGTTTTCAGTATTTGCTGTACACTCTGTTTATGCACCAATTATTGAATTTATTTTCAATTTGGTACTAATTGGAGCATTGATTTACTTGCTTTATGATTTCCGAAAAATGAGTTTAGATTACTCTAACAAGTAATTAATACCCAAAACCGCAAGTGTCTAAGTCTTTGATTTATAAGGATTTATATTTCTTGCGGTTTTCCTATAATTTTGCTATAATATTATTTTACACAACACATTGGAGTTAGAATGGACGTAGTTGAGTATATCCCATCAGTAGTTACTACTGACGTTACAACCGAAGTTAAAACTGATGACGATTTGGCAATGGATCGCATTGCTAGTCGTTTTGCCGTACTAGATGAAATGTCTGCCGCATGTATTAATGGCGACATTCGTGCTATGATTGTTACTGGTCCACCGGGTGTTGGTAAGAGTTATGGTGTTGAACAACAGTTAGCTAAAGAAAATCTTTTTACAACCATATCTGGTAAACGTGAGCGTTTTAACATTGTTAAAGGTGCTATGAGTGGCATTGGGCTATTCGCTACACTTTATAAGTATAGTGATTCACGCAATGTACTTGTGTTTGACGATTGCGATATTTGGGAAGATCAAGACGCACTTAACATTCTCAAAGGTGCGTTAGACAGTGGTAAACGCCGACGTATTAGTTGGAACAAAGATAGCCGACTATTGCGTGCAGAAGATGTACCTCATCAATTTGACTTTAACGGGTCAATTATTTTTATTACCAATCTTGATTTTTCTGATGCTAAGAAAAGCAAAAAAATCAAGGCGCATTTGGATGCATTACAAAGTCGTTGTCACTATCTTGATTTGACTATTGATACTGAACGTGATAAGATGCTACGTATTAAGCAAGTACATCGTGACGCTGAAGGCGGATTATTCTGTGATTATTATTTTGAAAATAACGAGGCAGATCAAATCCTTGATTTTATGTTACAAAATAATAAGCGTTTGCGTGAAGTAAGTTTACGTATGGCACTTAAGATTGCTGATTTAGTTAAAATCAGTGAACATAATTGGCGTACACTAGCAGAGGCTACTTGTATGCATCGACAGGGAGTTAAACTATGAATAAAGTTTACATGATTTATTATAAAGATCCTAGTGATCCTAGCTTTGAGCCCAAAGTACTTAAACCGGCAAGTTCGCAAGAACTTGCCGAATATGAGATACAAGTTGAAAAACTTAGGGCTAAAACAGATGATGAAAAACAATTAGAATACTATTATGTAGAGAAGTATTTACAATGAAAAAGTTGTTGTTATTGATAGGATTACTGAATCCCATTAATACAAATGCCTTTACGTTAACGGTGAATCCTGCTACAAATAGGGATTCGGTTGTTATCAATTTAAACGGCGAATTTGATCGTGATTCGTATAAACAAATGTATTATTTGCTTAGCCATTTGCGAGGTGAAAAGGTTACTATTGTAGCTAATTCACCGGGTGGGTTAGCAAATCAGTTGCCCGATATAATGAAACTTGTTCATTATAATAGAGTTGATTGGGTAGTACCTAAAGAAAACTCGTGTAATAGTGCTTGTGCTTGGGCTGCTATTGGAGCCGAACATATTACGGGTAGGTTGGGTTTTCATTGCGTAGTTGACGTTGAAAATTCAACAGAAGCCAATTTTAAATATGAAATAGAAAATCCAGACAACGCTATTAATTCTAGAATATATAATCTATTATATTCATGGCAAATCCCAACAGACAAGCGTTGGTTTACTAAAAATATAACTTGGGTAAACTTCAGTTAAACAAATATTAAAGGAGATTGATATGGCACATGTTGAAATGATTGATGATAGCGTTACAGTCACTGAGGCTGTAGATAAAGTTTTAGTTAGCAAAGTTA